TGCACTACAGGACGTGGGCGCTGCAGTCGGTGACCTTGTGGTCGAGCTAGCTGGCATGGTGACGTCAGCCGACAAGGCATCGAAAGCGGGTAAGCGATTTTTTGACGACCCGAATTGGGACGACCTGAGCACGTTGATACGTGAGACAGCCGACTCGAACAGTTACCTGATCGGTACGTTTGTTTCTGGCCTGCCAACAGTGGGCCCGTACCTGGACGCGCTGCTGCAGTTGGTTGGCGCCTACGACGCGCTGGGCGGTGCAGCAGACGACGCCTACGGTGGCGTAAGCCGCACAGCCATGGCCATGGGTCGAGGCACGCCCGAGGTCGACAAGAACACAGCGGCAACGACAAGATGGAACGCGATAGCAGCGGCAAGCGGTGCAGTCGTTAAAACAACCGGCGGCAACCTCGACACGTATTTCGCAAGCCTCAACAAAACTGCCAGCGCGTCCGGTGGCGCCACGAAAGAAACCGACCTGCTGTCGACAGCGTTTGACCTGCAGCGCGGCATCGTCGAGAAACTACAGACCACACTCGACAGCCAGGTGACCGACCTCGAGCGTGCGACTGCAGCGGCGCAGGAATACTCGACCACACTAGCCACCCAGCTGCTCGGTGGCGTCGACCTTGGCGCTGCACAGGCAACCGGCGCCGAACTTGGCATATCGACGCTTGAGGCATTTGACCGACAGATAGCCGAGGCAGCATGGTTCGGCAATGTCCTGTCGTCGATTCAGGCCAGCGGCGCAGACCAGCGACTTGTCGACCAGATAGCGGCCCTAGGTCCTGCAGCAGGTGGCGCACTGGCACAGGAAATGATCGACAAGGGCCTAGTCCAGACATTCAGCGACCGGCTGGTCGACGTCATAGCAACAGCGACGACCGTATCGCAGGCCATGGTTCCCGAGTTCTTAACGGCAGGCATTGACAGCGCGACCGACTTCGTCGACGGCACGATTGAGCAACTGCTACTGGAGCAGGACCGGCTCAAGAAAATTGGCAAGACAATCGGCAAGGGCATCGGCGTAAACATCAAGGCCGAAATCGCGCAGGCGGTTGCCGAGGCAGTAGCAGCGGCGCAGGCGGCAAAGACTGCAGCAGCTGCCGAGCGTGCAGCCGAGATAGCCGCCCAAGCGGTCACGGTGTCTGAGCAGCAGATAGCCCAGGCACTACAACGACTCATTGCGAACAGCAACAGTCGAGCGGGATACACAACGGGCGCACCTGCGACGACTCCGGTGCTCGGATGATCCCAACCGTCCTAGTGAATGGCGTCGCCCTCGACCTTGAGGGGGTCGAGTACCGCATCACGGTCTCGCACGGTCGAAACGACATCACGGCGGCGCCAGCACCGAGCGACGCCACCATGACCCTGCTCGGCTTCCTGTCGATTCCCGTAGTCATCAGCGACATCGTCGAGGTCGAGGCGTACGGTGCCACGCGGTTTACGGGTCGAGTCACTGACACAATTCTCACCCACGACTACAACCCGAACGGGCCAACGCTCGGCGTCGGAGACACTTGCTACGTAGCGCGCCTTGACGTCACGCTTATCGGCAACCTCAGCCTGCTCGGCCTCAAATACGTCGGCGCGGCCGGCTACGCCAAGGAACTGCTCAACGACCGGGTCGAGAACATTCTCACCGACGCCAACGTGACGTACACAAATAACAGCGACCCTCTCATGACACAAGAGGCACTAGCGGCGCTCGACGGTGGCTACTCAGCGCTCGACTTGCTCACAGCACTCGGCACGCAGACCGGTGGCACGTTGTGCGACCTACCCGACGGCGCTGTGCTGTGGGAGTCCTACAGTCGACGCGGCTACGGATACAACCCAGCGCATTGGTACGACATCGACCCTCTCGACACCTGGGCAGACTTGCCCTATATCTGGGCCGACATCTACGACCGGGTCGACACGGCGCCTCTGACTGTCGAACTGCCACACACCTCGGTCGCATGGTCGCCTGTTTGGCGCAATACATCACAGACCATCCTGAACGACGTCACAGTGATCTACGGCAGCAACCAAAACCAATCGGAAACCGACACAGACCCGGCCTCAATCATTACCCACGGTCGTCGAGCGTTTACCCTGTCGACGCAGCTGCACGAGGCAACCGATGCGCAGTCGAGGGCATCGGACATCATCCGCACGCAGTCTGAGCCACGCTACGCCGTGCAGTCGGTCGAGGTCCTCGTCGAGACACTGACCGACCCACTACGTGGCAGCCTGCTTGACGTGATTAGCGGTTCCAAGGTTGGTATCGACCTACTGCCCCAGCCAGCACCGATAAACGACTTTGTGGGTGTGTGCGAAGGATGGGCCGAGACCTACACCCCCGGTCTGCACAGACTTGTCCTCAGCCTGTCTGACCCACGATTCTCCTACCAGGTGGTCAGGTGGGATGAGATAAGCGCCGTCCTCACATGGGCCGGTGTCGACCCGACCGTGCAGTGGTACAACGTGGTCACTGCAGCCGACCTTGTTGCCTAACTGAAAGGATGAAGACATGGGACTCCCGTATGTACTCTCAAGCGACCTTGTGTCGGGGTATCCAGCCAAGTCGTTAGCGATTGCGACCTACGTCGACGACCTAATACCACTGCTTGCCATGACACAGAACGCACAGACCGGTGTCACGTACAGTTTCGTGCTCACAGACTTTACGAAGCTCGTCACACTGTCGAACGCAAGCGCCGTAGCCGTAACCCTGCCGCTTGAGGCCACGGTCGCATGGCCTACAGGCACACAGCTGCGACTACTCAACGTCGGCGCTGGCACTGTCACGGTCGCTGGTGCAGTCGGTGTCACCATCAACGGCACGCCTCTCACACTGGCCCAGTTCAAGGGCGCTAACCTGATTAAGACAGGGACCAACACCTGGGTGATGCTCCCTTTCTCTAGCGGTACTGCTGCAGCCGTGGTGAGCAGCACTACCGGATCGCCCACGATCACCACCGACGGCACCGCGACGGTCTACAAGTACACGGGCGACGGCACCCTAGTCGTCGGGACGAGCGGCACGGTTCGGGTCATGGTTCAGGGAGCTGGCGGCGGCGGAGGCAACAACGGGCCCGGAGGAGGAGGGGGCGGCGGCGGGTTACTGCCGTATGAGGCTGCTACTTATGTAATCGTTCCGGCTGGCACCTATACGGTGAAAGTGGGTGCAGGTGGTGCAGCATTATCCGCCGGTGGCCATTCAGGCTTTTCAACCTTAGCCGCCTCCGGCGGCGGCAGAGGCGGCGGAACCTCAGGCGCGGGTGGTCCCGGCGGTTGCGGCGGCGGATCAAGTGAGGGCGGCGGCGCTGGGCTGGCGGCTCTGGCCTCGCAGGGATTCAACGGCGGCGGCGGATCGGCAAATAACGGCGGCGGCGGCGGCGGAACCTCAGCGGTAGGCGTCACGGGTACCGCTGGCAACGGCGGGGCTGGAGGAGCCGGGACCGCTGGGTCAATCACCGGATCCTCGGTCACGACCGGGGGCGGCGGCGGCGGCGGCGGCGCGACAACCGGCGGCGCAGGCGGCGCAGGAGGCGGAGGCGCTGGCCTAGCAGTACCAGGCACGGCAACCGCAGGAGGAGCAAACACCGGGGGCGGCGGCGGCGGCGCATATTCAGGCACCGGCGGCGCTGGCGGTTCAGGTCTCGTAACAGTGAGAGTGGGCTAGGCATGGCGCATTACGCAAAAGTCCAACACGGCATTGTCGTCGATGTCCACGTTCTGGCAAACGCAGTCATCACGGACGCCGACGGCAACCAGATTGAAGCACTCGGGCAGGCATTCCTCGCCGACCTGTGGGGCGGCGACCCGCTCGACTATGTGCGGACCCATTACCCCGTGGATCAGCCGACACCGTTCCCGCGTGGCTGCTACGCAGCTATCGGGTACACATGGGACGGCACCTTATTCGCGCCGCCCCTCGTGCCGGAGCCCGAACCCGAGGTGACGCCGTGAGCTGGAAACTAGCTGCAGCAGCTGCGACGCTACGCGACCAAGTGAACAAGGCCTACCCACGGCGAGACAGGTCAAGCGACGGCACGATTGGCGACCAGGCACACAAGCGCCGCATTTCGGACCACAACCCGGACAAGAGCGGCTACGTCATGGCACTTGACCTTGACGAAGACGGATGGCCCGCACACACCTTTGCTGACGAATTAATCGAGTACATCCGCAAGTCTGGGGACAAGCGGATAAGAAACGTGGTCTATGAGGGCCGAGTCGCCAGCGGCACTTACGCAGACG